ATGTTCCGCGCCAAGACGCATAGTCATCCCAACCAAAGTATCGCCCACGATAATCTTGTAATCGGGAAACTTCTGAATCTCAGGAAACTCACGCAGGATTGAGGCGGCTGACTGATACTCGGCGGAGGCTTTATCATTCCACCACTTGTATGCTTTGCCTGCGTACTCCTCATTCTGCTGATATTCCCGAACCCATTGCGTCCGTTGCGGAAGCCATTTGCGGATCGCCTTCGATGCTTGTTTACGCATCTCGCGTACCTCCTCGGCTGAATACTCCACCTCACCGTTGCTCGTGTTAACGACCGCCCCATCGGGGTTATCCTCACACCAATCAAGCACCTGCTCGGCATTGTGTTCCTCCTTCTGTACGTCCTCCAGCTTCACCAAGTTGGCGAAAGGGTTTGCCGGTGTGACCGGGGCTGTAACCACGGTTTCCGGTTCTGCGCTTTCAGCCTCGATTCGCTTGGCCGTTTCTGCGGCCAGCTTTTCTTCAGCTTCCTTCGCCCTTTTCGTCAGCTTGTCTATGCGCTTTTGAACGCCTCTAGGAGGCTCATCCTCGGCGTCATCCGCTTCGTCTGACCCGGTGTCTGCTTCCGTTGCATGTTCATCGGCAGCCGGTTCATCCTCTGCTTCTGCTTCTTCTTCGTTATGTGAAAGAACGTCCTCTTTGCCTTCCTCGGCCTCTGCTTCAGCAGGGGTTTCGTCTGGCGTTTCTTCTTGCGGAACAGTCTCTAGTTCCAATGTTTGTTTCAGAGCGTCTGCCAAACTGGCTTCGTCTGTGACTTCCACGGTTTGGGGGCTGTCCGTTTGCCCAACTTTTGTCGCCATTGCTTTTTTGTGACCCGCAAAGTGGGTCGGTATCCCCAGCGTTTAATTATGTGAGGCGAAAAAAACGCAGAAACATTTCGCCGTTTTAAGGTAGACAAGAAAAAAGGCTCTGAAGAAAGGGAGTGCTTCCCGAATGGATGGTTAATGCATCTTAATGCACCAACATAACGAAGGAGGTGAAATTCAGTTGATACTTTGAAGGCAGACTTTGCGTCTAACTGATCAGGAAGGGGGCGTATGTTATGGGTGGAAGCGAACTGGGACTAGTTATGGCCCTCATTGATACCGCAGCTAATGTTGCGCTGGGATGTGCAGCAGTGGCTTACTGCATCAGAGGGGAAAAACAGTAAACAGAAACGGGCGGCTCATTTCGGGCCGCCCGTCTTCTTTTCCATGTGAGGTTGGGTTATTTGGGCTTCTTCCCGGCACGAATCTTCCGGTAGTAATCGGAATCCCCGCGCACCTTGCTCTTGCCGGTGCCTGCCTTGCCGCCTTTGCTGCCTATCTCGGACATGGCTTGCGACAGTAGCTCCTTGCCGAACTTTTCGATCTGGTCGGCTGTATTCAGGTCAGCCTCTTCAGCCTTGGTTAATTTTCTGCTCTTCATTTATTTGCCCCCAGTTCATCCAGTTCATCCAGTTCATCCAGCATCTCAGCCGCACCGATATTGATGTGAAGGTCTGCAAGTGCTTTTTCCATCCTCGCCACGTTGCCTAGCATCGACTGAGCATTGGCATATGGCCAACTCCATTTATCGCTGACCACTTTGCCGCGCTTTAACTCACCCTTGCAGATTTGCACTATGTTGCCAGCCTCACTCGCAATCTTTTCACGAATATAAAGCTGCTTTTCGTAGAGGCTGCGCTTGTATTCTTCGTTATTCATTTCGTTGCCTCCTTTTCTTCGCGGCTGTTTGTCCTGTGATTGTTGATGAACTTGCCCTTGCTACGCTTGACGCAGCACTGGCACGTTCCGTGTTCTGCGTGTTCGTAATGGTGTAGAGCCTTGTTTGTTGGGCTGTATTCCATGTAGATATCATAGGTCGTGCCGCCCGTTGCTGATTCAATCGCCCCATTCATTCGGAGGTGATGCCCCTGCGTGCATCGGTGGAGGTTCGTCTCACCTTTGCGGGGATATTGTTTTTCTTGCAACCTCCGATCAGGGTGATCGCTTAAATGATTCCAGCGATCCGCTTTGCGTAATTGCGGGATATTCTTATTGCAAAGGGTCTTTTCCCCGTCGTGTGTGATGTGTACTTGGGAATGAGAAAAACTTTCGTTTGAGGTCCACTTTTGCCACTGGACCTCTCGCATCCTGCGGTGTTCCTTTTTCTCCCGTTTCTTTTCCCATTCATCGATTGAAAAGGGTTTTCCACCTTCCCTTTTTTTAGGGGTTACCCCGTAAAAAAACTTGTTCAGGTATTCGTTTGCTGCACTCTTTGTTTTTGTCTTCATCGTATCTCCGTTTGTTTTTAGGTTAATTCTCGATAATATCGGAAGAAGGTTTTGCGGTTTCTAAAAAAGCAAGTTTTGCTTTGACACTTGCGACCGCTGCGGGTTTGGCCAAGCTGGCGGTGTGTTCTATCCAACTTTTGCAACATAGGAGGCGACCGGCAAGCCTGCGCTTTGACTCATCCAAGCCGACTTGCTTCGCCATCTTCCTAGCATCCTCGACAGTGTGAGCAAGGATTGAAATTTCGGGGCTTAAATTAATTCCGATAAAATTTCCATTTTCTTCGCAGGTCGCGGTTCCTTTAACTTTCCCGAAAGACTCAATCTGAATTTTGCGAATACATACAGTCACCTTTTGCGTCTGCTCTTCGATTCCCCAGACCAAAACTTGAAAGGCCGTCATACCCTTTTTGAATTTGGAATTATCAGAAAGAAGATTTGCACATCTTTCATGCTTGGTAAGTAGTGCTTCGGTTGGCTCGGTTTTTGTCTTCATTTCGTATCTCCGTTTGTTTTTAGTTGTGAGGTGTTTTACGCCTCGCGTTGATACAAACTAGTCCACGCAACCGCTTGTGTCAACCCCTCATAGTCACTTTTCTAAAAAAAGGCGTTTTAGCCTAAAAAAACAGGGCCAGGATTGCGTTCTAAGGCGTTTTGATTGATGGCCGGGTATGTTGACATGGGGTAAATTGAGTTTAAATACCCGTCTTCCGGGCAACGGCCATTTCGCGTAACGCAAGGAAGTGGTCACGCACTTCACGCACGGCGGCTGCTTTGCCACACATGTAGGCCCGTTGATTCGCGTCAAGGGTAGCGTCCAATGCGGTATCAGTCTCCACCTCAACGAAGTCATTCATGCCCCTCAGCATTTCCTCAAACAATTCATTCTTACCGTCCCACTGGTAGACCGTGTAATTTATTTCACTTAATTCCGACATGCTTTAAAAGGTCTTCCTTATGATATTTATGGCGGCCACCTATAGTCGTATAAACTTTTATCAGGCCAGCCTTGCGTAGCTTCTGAATGTAACGCTCCTCTAATCCCGTTAACTCAGTCGCCTGCTTCAGGCTTAACAGTAATGGCAGTTCTTCGTTCATTAGTAAGCCCCTCCACCCACAGCCGCATACGTCTTCTCATCGACGTGCGCCAAGTCGCTCGTGATCAGGTAACGTAAAACGTCAACCGGGTCTTTGAATTTATTCTTGTCAGCCCCGGCACTGCTCACGTTCTGCAAGCAGTCAATCAGGTTACCGCAGTCACGGCTCACATACAGTTTCGGTTCATTGATCATCGTCACAGGTTCCTCAGTGTTATAGCTCATCTGCTCATTGATCTGCTGCACACCCTGATCCACGTTCAAACCCGGTGCAGGCGTGAACCACATTTCATTCGGTTCATCCGCCAACATGTCAATCAGCGTAACGCCTCCCTCCTTGGTCGCCTGCGCCGATCCTCCCGCTCTTGGATCGATAAAGCGTTCCTCAATCTTTTCGCCATCCTCAAGCTCAAGAAACAATTCCTTATACTCGTTTATCCCACGACCCTCTGGCTTCTGCGCTGGCCCCATCTGCCCCTCAACCTTGTCACCCGGTATCGCCCATTCGCCGTACATCTCCTTGTCAGGCCATTCCCGGTAAACGTACATCTTCCCGTCAGGCGTGCAACGCATCCACAGTGCCGACCAGTTACGACTCCCGGCAGGATCAGTACACATGTAGTTCGTACCCTCCAGAGGCACGTCCTCCGGGTTAACGATATGGTCAGGGCCGAACTTCGGAAACCAGTTGCCCGTTGCCTTCTCGCACCATCCATAAGCCCTGAGACGAACGGTAACCGTATTCTCCCCGGCCAAGCTGCGTTCCATCTCTTCAGGAGACTGAAACGGATTCATCTCTGAATGGAACCAGATGACCGCACTATTCTCCTTCACACACTTGGCCTTGTAAGGCATGTGACCGGGCTTACAGCCAACCGGGGGAGGCGATTTCTGAAGTAAGGAGGCTTCTCGCACCTCGGCAACCTTACACCCAGCCACAAAATCATTTACCACAGGCGTCCACCCGGTAATCGGCGTAGCCGTGATTAACAGCTTACCCGTTCCACGACTGCCCCGCCTCGTGATTAATCGATACTCAGCAGTCTCCACCCAGTGCCACGGCACCAACTCATCAAACACAACCATGTCACCCTCAAACCCCTCCAGAATATCTGGCTGTTGAGCGTAGTTCAGAAACCAACACTGGCTGCCGTTCGGCAATATAAACGTCCCATCAGTAAAACCATTCTTCTGACTGTAATTGATGTTCGTCGTCTTCGTCTTCTTAATGCCCTTAAACTCCAACGGGATATGTGCAAACACACTCGGCTGCTGGTCACGAATACTACTCGCAGCAGTCATGCTAAACATAGCCACCCTGCTACCCTCCCGCTCCATCATCATTTGCATGGCGTAATGCGCCGAAAAGTAGCTCTTACCGCTCCGGTTGCCCCCGGACACTAACAGCCTGTCATTCACATCCAAAAGCGCAGCAGCGTCCTTCCAATGTTCAGGAATAACGCAATGCCGATACGGGTCAACGTAGCTCGGCCTCAGTTTCTTGTAGAAGTAGTCATGCAGCCACTCCTGCACCCTCTCAACGCCCTGCTCCTTAACCTGTTCAGCCAGATACTCCTTCGTCAACCCGACAAACCGCGAAGGCGGCCACGCTAAACATGTCTCCAGCAGTTCCTCCGGGGTTTTAGGTTGCAGGTTCATTGCCTAAAAAGAAAAGGCCAACAGGGTGTTCACTATCCCGGTGGAGCTACGCAGCCCAGAAGGCCATGAAGTTAAACCGGAAGTCCACGACTCTCTCGCGGCTCTAGTCCCTGTCAGCAGTTGCATCGTATCGGCTATTTACGGTTTTGTCGAACTTGCCACGTCTCCCGCTTATCCAGCCAAGCACTAGCACGCCGGTTAAACTCTTCACACTCCTCCCCCGTAGGTATCTTACCCGGAAAACCCTCACCAGACTCGCTCACACGCATATCAGAGTAATCTTGGTTTCTTGGCGCATGTCCCGGCCTTAACGCCTTGTCTACAGGTTCGTGACTCATTCATCGCCCTCCGGTAGCCTCGGCCGCCTGTAGCCCTTCCACCCATTGCCTTCCTTCCATACCGTCACCCGTAAACCCGGCTTGTACAGACGGTTATTACCCACGTTAACAATCTGCGGCTCACTCTCACCATCAATCAAACATCGCACCAAGCGCGTGTTCAATATTCGCGCCTTAACCACCTCCGCACCCCTCGTAACAGGCCCATCAGGCAATAACTCCCTCACATCGAATTTCAGGTCTGCCGCTAACCTCCGCAAACCACACTCAGTCCATACCATCGACCGACCAAACATCAGCCAATCCACGTTACCCTCGTACTGGCCGCTCTGGCGGTGCCGCCTCAGCTCCTCACGCGATAAACCTGTTGATGCAGCGATTGCCGCTTCTTTCGTCATTGCCGTCATTGCGCTATTGGTAAAATTAAATTTCCCCCCTTATCCGTCGCAAAACACCCGCTGAAAATCGAGGCACCCCCCCCCCCCCCCTCTTGTGGTGTGTCTTTTTGACCATACCATATGTGGGGTAGGTATTTTTTGCCGGTTTGATCGAGTTGTCCGTAATTTGTCCAGCTTTTCATTTCACTCCTGTTTTTCTGGGGGATTTATGTCAACACACGCAGACTTTTCGTCTGTTTGTTTACCTTTTAGGCCGCCAAGTAGCTCACCGAGGTCGTTTTTGTCGAGATGCAGGTGGATGTTTTCAGATTTGGTCGAACTTTGCCCAGTTTCCTCCCGGTAGTGTTGGGAAACAGTTCCGTATGTAAACGCATATTGATTAGGAGACATGCGACCAGATTCAACAGCTTCAACCATCTTATCCGACAGCACCTCCCGCAAATTCTCGCTCTTACGCGCCATCAGGTCTTTGTGTGACGGGATGATTTCAGCGTGCCGTGCTTTAATCTCGTGTATCGTCGTTGTGGCGACTCCGAAGCGGTCAGACACCTTCACGACAGGCACGCCTTCACGCAGGAGCAGCACGACCGTCCTGTACGTCTCGTAGGGCATCCTGCTACCTGATCCACGGTCAGGCTGCACGACCTGAATGGCTTGACCTTCGTTATCGACGACAGCTAGGTCAGCGGCAGGGCCGAGAGACATCTCCTCGCTCATAACTCGTCTGCCTCCCACGGCCAGATGCCTTGGCCTGTTTGCTCTTGGTTTTCGGCCTCGCACTCTTCGCAGATTGAGTCTTCCTGTAGTAGCAGCAGCATTGAACCTCTGAATGCTTCGATTGCGCCTTCTAGTTGCGGCCCCGGTTCAGCGGTTACGCGCACTGTTTCCTTGTAAACTGCGTGACATCCGCACCCTTCACATTCGCTTGCTGTAATGAATGTGTGTAACTGGCCTAAATTTGGCCGTACAGCGTTTCTATTTCCCCCTAGCATGATTTGTCCTCCTTCTCCTTTGCGGCTCTTAGGAGCCAACCTCGCAACATTAACGAGGTATTCTACACCTACTTCACCAAGGTAATTGACCTTGAGGCTTTTGGTCGAGTTTGTTTTGCTCACTAGTTTGACGAGTTACTGGCACTCGGTCATCGAGTTTTTTTTGGATTCGTTGTCTGCCGCTGTAGTGTGCCTTGAGGCTGCCTGAGAGTTTTTCGATTGCTACGGTATCGGCGGCTGTACGCAACTCGTTCGTAATGCTTGTGATGTAGTCGTTCGTTTTGATGAGTTTAGCTTTTAGCCCGGAGCATGTATCACAGTGAATGAGAGTGTGTAGCCTGTTAAGGCTGTATGGGTCAGTGTGAGGCAGTTCGACCTGTAGTGCTGTTTTGCAGTGGGGGCATTGATGGTCTTTGGTCATAGATTATCGATTTCTGCCATGATGCGCTTATGCGCTTCGTCGGCTTGTTTGGCGATTCGTTCTGCGTCCCGGTCGAATCCGGTTTTGGCTGCTGCCTTGATGCCCCACTCGGATGTGGGTTCGAGGTAGCACTGCTGATTGAACCAAGTGGCCGGGTGTTTGATGTATTGTGCTGCTTCGGGGTCTTTGGCAATTCGTTGTTCGCAGGCCGTGGCCCATAGTTTCGTTTTTTCAACCAAGGCTTGGTAAGATAAGCCGTGTTCCTTTTTGGCTGATTCGAGTTTGAGTGCCTTGCGAATTGCCTTCAGCGCATTCGGCCTGCCGACCTTCCGAGGGTAGGCATCGTAGATAGCCTCAACTTCACTTTCTGGTATATGACTGGTTCTTAACTGGTTAGTGACTGGTTTGGGTATCTGTGTGGTACTACCGGAGTATCTGTGTGGTACTACCGTAGTATCTGTGTGATACCCCCTATCACTGTGATACCCCTCTGGATCGGCTACTGGGAGGCGGTATAAGTTGGTGCGATTGGCTCTGGATTCGACCTCCAGCAGCTTCTTATCTTGAAGCTCACGGATGGCCCGAACGGCGGTCATTCGGCTGATGCCGCAGCGGGTTGCGAGGGTATCCATTGAGGGCCAAGCGGAGTCATTATCTCTCCCGGCGTAATCGGCAATAGCAAGCAGCACGAGCTTGGTTAATCCGTTAACTGGCATATCCCATGCCCATGCTGATGCTTTAAGACTCATTCCTCTGAGTACGTCCCATCGTATGGGCTAGGCTCATAATCCTCTGGCGAGGGTTCAGGGTGAATCACCTCTAGTTCGGATGAACCTTCCCACCGTTGCATGATGCGATCCATCAGGCCGGTCTGTTTAACGCGCTTCCACCAGTCATCAGGATACTCCTGATTACGAACTGCCTTGATTGCGTCACACGCCTTGCGCCAATCCTGATTTGACTGACAGGCTTCGAGTGTTTTTAGTTCTTCAGTTGTTATGTTCATTTTATTTAAAGTCCACGGCCCAATCTTGTTTCAAGTCGGCCTGATCAAGTGCGTACACGGTGTTGCCGTTATCCAGTTTGGCCAGATTGTCGTCATTAATCAGGTCAGCGGCATAAGCGTACCCTGCGATCCGGTACTCAGGCATCTTGCCTATCAGCAGCACGAATATATCACTGGGATTCTTTTTCTTACTCAGGTTAGCCATTAGCCGTGCTGCCGGGTAGTCCGTTGCTTTCACGTCGATTGTCTTGCCCTTTAGAATGCCGTCTGAGCCACCGGCTCTGGGTTTGATGACCAAGTCAGGGCAGATGTTGAAATGCTTCGCAAAAGCCAGTTCAGCGGCCATCCCTTCCACCTCGGTCTTGTGCTGAGACTGCTTTCCTTGCTTTTGGTTCGTGATACCGGCTGCACGGCTCACCAGAGTCCTCATGCTGGCCAGCATTTGAGCTACAGCGCATTCTGATGCGGAGAGTTTGACGGTCATAGTAGGATGTAAATCAGCAGCCATATGAATAAGCCCACTACAATAAAATCAATTATCAGGCTGTAGTCCTTGGGTTTCATTTTTGAGCGAAGGCGGGTTGAGCCACTTCTTATCGTTGATTCGCTGGTAGTCACTTAGAGACTTGGAATGGAAGTGACCCTTCCGTTTTGGTGTACCCCAGCGCATTTTAAATTTACCTGAATTTTTCCTCTTCACGATTTAGCAATCTCCTTCCACCTCTCCATCTCCTTGCGGAGTTGCTTCTTGCTCGTTCCATCATCCTCTGGCTTCTCGTGATCGCTGACCCGGCCCAGTGTTTGGATAATATGGAAGCAGGCAGTGCGTGCATCCATCTCCTCATCCAACCCCTTGAGTGCGAGCTTGCACACCTCATCGATCTGGTCGCGGAGTGTGATTAGGTAGACAACCTGATCAACGGCCTCGTTGATTGCTTCACGCTCAAGTGGCTTCTCCCACAGGTGTCCTCCGTGTTCCTGAATCCCTTGCAGGTACTTTGTGTTTACGAGTTCGTCGAACTCCGTCTGGATGTGACTGATGTGTTCGTAGTCGGCTAGTGTTGGTACTCCCATTGTTCTTTCCTCCTTTGAATATTAGGTCGTAGTTGTTTCTGAATTTGTCTGAGAAATTATTTCTCGGCACGCTGCCTTTGCTCATATCCTTTGCTCATATCTGATAATCGGAATCGATTGGCTCCTTGACGACTAACCATCTGGCAACCTTCCACTTTTTAAGCGAACGTGGGTCTGAGAGGACTCGCCTTTCGACCGCCGATTTAGCGTGTATGACCGTGCCGTGGTGCCGTTTAAATAAACGGCCAGTTAGGCTCAACGCCCCCTTGTTACTGGAAAGCGATTTCCATGTAATCACCATCGCAACCTGACGCGCCTCGGCAATCGGCTCAAAGCGTGAGCGGCCAAGTATCTCTTTAGGCGTGACCCGGTAAACTTCAGCTACTCCCCGGACAATCCCCTCAAATTGATGTTTAAAATATTTCATAGTTTTGGTTTGTAGTTTTTTTCGTACTGCCATAGGCGCAGTGCTGCCTCGAACGCTTCCATCGCTTCACTCACCTCTTCAGGTGTCCACAGCTTGATAATCGGTTCCATTGGCTCAGTTGTGTTGATTGCAACGCTGACCACCGGCACCTTTGTCATCAGGCAACTCTGGTAGAACGATAACTGCATGACCCATTTGGAATAATAGTTTGGTTTGTACACCGGCTTCTTGGCTTTACTCAGCTTCATCTTCTGAGTCTTCCAATCGACCAACACCGGCTGATCACCGACAAGCTCGGCTGCCTTGCCCTTGAAGTAGACCATCGCATCAGCCTTACCGGCTACACCGAGGCTGCGGTTAACCAGTACCCTTTCACTCCACTCATGTGCCTTGATATTTCCTTGGCTCCACTCGTGAAACTTTTGCAGGATAGGGCAGGACTCATCCCAGAGCCTGCCGCCTATCATGCGTTCAATGCCATCATGGACAAGCGTCCCAAGCCTCGCCGCTTCATTGCGGAGAGACTCAGAACGCTCGACTAATCGTCTACCAAAAACGTCACCTGACTCGGCTGCCCCGCGCTGCAATTCCACGGCA